TTGCTTGGCCATTAAGGCATCAAAACGTTCAATTAGAGTTTTCTCATCATGTGACCCTAAGTTTTCACGAAGTGTGTTGATTTCTGCTGCCGTGTATGGCATTAATACTTTTACTTTTTTCATAAATCTAATAATTGTAATTTTGTTATTATGATATAATTAAACATTGTACTTTTTGTTTTGCGCTGTAAATAGTCTTAGACGTAAATAAAGCCTAATGCTGTAAGCATTGCAACAAATGCCGAAGCTATTAGTAAATCTGTGCTGTCACGTACTAAAACTGGCAGGTTACTAGGTGAAATTGTTGCACGTACACTTTCACCGTCAAGTTGACAGTTGCAAAATATTACACCAAACAAATTTTCACCTTCAACCCATCTCATAACAACTCCGATTATCGTTTTGTTTGCTATTTCGTTTATTTGTTCAATCGTTAGGCCTTTTTCGTATGGCATTTCTGTTGTTAACTGGCCAAAACGACCAAAAGGTCTAAACCCAATATGACCCAATGCAGAAAAGAAGTCATTGTTGTCATTTATAACTGACTTTAGAATCGCAGACTCTTTTCGAACAAGTATATACGAATTAATTGTGTTGTAGATACAAAGAGGCAAAATAAGCCTTTGTAGCCATCTACTATTAAAATGTAAGTCTTTAAATGGATTTTTCATCAATTTTCTGGTTTATTTATTATTTGCTTACTGCTAATCGACTCTACCTTGGTCGTATGTTCTATGCTTTGCATTGTCTCATTTGGCGCAAAGCCATCGTGACCCTTATGGTTACCAACAGGATAAATATCAAATGCTGGATATTGCAGTTCTAACATAAAGTTTAGTGGCAATCTTCTTTCTCTTTTGCTTGTATCGTATGCAAGGTTTAGACTAACGTTTGTCTCTACATCAGTTGGTATTAAAAACATGCAGTGATATTCTGACCCAGCATAGAAAAAAGAAAATGTGTGATTGTGATGCGAGACTGTTAGAAAAATCTCAGTGAACGTAAGAAATTCAAAAATATTGTTGAATACAACCTCAGTATTAAATGTCCACGTCACGGGTATTCTTCTAACTGGTAGTTTTACTCTTTTGTTAAAGCCAGCACTGTCTTGCACAGTAGCATTGGCAAGTACGTCATGATAATTTGTTAGTTGCTCACTTTGTATTCCTATTCCTCTAACGTCGAGTGACATTCTAGGTATTGAACTGTATAGTGGCTTTTCATTGTCAACAACATCGTTAAACATGTTATGCAAAAATATTTCATCGCCTGTATTCGTAATCATAATTGGAAATGTACTACCAATATTGTCACTAAACGGCTTAAACATTTGATCGAGGTAGTCTATAAATGCTTTACCTGCCAGTTCAAAAAACTCATGCTTTATTTTAGTACTCATAATGTGTCTTTAGTAAAAATTAAGTTAAAAGCCATTTGTACTCTGTCTTTACCTATTTTTTGTGGCTCCTCTGTTTTCATTTTGCCCATTCTAGCCTCAAGATCAACTACAAGTTTTTTCCTGTATGCCTGCACTAGCTTGTCAAAGTATTGCTTGCCGCTAATATTATAAAAATCAGTAATAATGTGAAACAATTGCACAGTGTCAAGCGTTTTTGTGAATTTAGATAGACAATCTTCAAATATTTTATTGACTATTGCAGTGTCACAAATGACATTTCCGCTTTTTTGTGTAGTGAAATACGAATCCCAATTTTTAGACAGGAGGTACGTAACTAATTCTTCACTATGGTCCATGTCTTGGAATGTTTCTTCATGCGAAAAGTCATTATGTGACAGCGTTACGTTGTGTCTTTCGGATTCGTAAAAACGTAATGCTTCTTTTGGTGCGCTCATAGAGTTATTTTGTTATTAGAATTAAACAATAGTGCAGTTAGTTACAGCAGCACCTGCTTTGCTGTGTACTCCATTTTTTGTTGTTTGTATATTTTAACTCTAGCACTTGCATGCTTAACACTAATGTTTTTGCCTTTTGGTCCACCCCATTCACGATTAGATTTTGGATAGTGATCAAAATAGTCCATTAGCAACGCAAAGCTTTTATTTTTATGCAGTCTAAGACCTCTACCGATTGACTGTCTAACCATAATAAAAGATTTAGAGCTTTCCATGTAGTGTATAGTAGACAAGTTATTGATACTAACACCAGTTGACATTGTGCCGTATGTAGCACAAATAATAACGTTGTCATTTAATTCTGTGACCTGCTTTATCTTCTCTCTTTCATTGCTGCTAACATCTCCGTTAATTTGCATAACCTGTCGGTCTAGACAGTTTGCTTTTAGATATCTAAAGAATACATCGCAATACTTACGAGTCTTAAACAGGAGTAGTTGATTATACTCTAATGAAGCAATAACTTTAAAAATATACTTGAATCTTGGGACTTGGCTTCTAGTGAACTTTTGGTCAAAATGATATCTTTTGTTGCTGTCTTGACAATCTTCATGATTATAGTACTGTTCTGATACTTCAGCGCTGTGTGTTAACTTAACTTGCGTTATCTTAACAGGGCTAATTGCACCTTCTTTCGCCAGTAGTGCATATGGAACATCTATAAGAATTGGACCACTAATCGACATAGCAGGAAAGTCTTCTGCCTGTTCTGGCGCATAAAACGTACCACTTGCACTATAAATTAGGCTTAGCTTGCAAGGATTTAGTCTAGCAGCAATAACTTGATAGCTATCAGACTTTACTTTGTGACCTTCATCAAACATAACCGCACCAAAGTCTAAAAAGAAATCGCTGTCATAGTTAACCAAAGAGTCTATGTTGCCAATTACAACTTGTGCATCTTTGTTTCTTTTGCTACCTGAGTATATTTTATCTGTTAAAATTTGTGCTGCTGAAAAGGGGTGATCTAAGAAGTCTGCGTGAGTTTGGTTGACCAACATTACTGCAGGCACAACTATTAATATTTTTTTATCTGGTGCTAAAACATGCTCTATTAGGTATCTAGATATCATGTACATAATGAACGTTTTACCAGCTGATGTTGCAAATTGACCTCTGCTAATAGGGTATTTAAGGGCTAGGAATGCACCTTTTGTTTGGTACCATCTTGGTGTATGTTTTGTGTCTAGGCTATTTGCCCAGTCAACAAATGTATCGAAGTCTATTTTTCTAACAAAGTCTGCAGTGTTTGTAATAGTAACACTATGACCCATTTTCTTTAAGGCTAGTACTTTATGCCAAAATCCACCAGGTAAGTATTTGTCCTGGTGCATATAGCTTTTTTCAAACTTTTTTAGCTTTCGACCTTGACCTTTTTGCATTACCCAACTAGACCATTTCGCTGTAGCTAGTTGTCTTAATTGCTTTAATTCAATTTCAGTACACTCTACTATTTCAAGTATTCTATTTTGTTGTATAAATTTTAGCTTCATATATGTTTGTGTTATACTGCGAGTTTACAAAAATAAAAGAGCATGCCAATTAAGACATGCCCTTTTAAAAACTTAAGAGTAGACTTAGTCTAAGCCAAGTTCTTTCATTAAGGCAGCATCAGACTTTGATGTGTCTGCTGTTTGTTCTGCTTCCGGTTCAGTAGCTTCAGCCTTTGCTTCCGGTTCAGTAGCTTCAGCCTTTGCTTCCGGTTCAGTAGCTTCCGGCTTTGCTTCCGGCTTTGCTTCAGCCTTTGCTTCCGGCTTTGCTTCAGCCTTTGCTTCAACTGCGGTACCTGTTAATGCAGCTAAGGCATTTTGTACTCTTGTTAAAGTTTCTGCAGTTGCAGGTTCATACGCAAGACCATTAAGACTTGGGCCAGCTTTGATTGTTTCAAGCATTTTCATTTGCACTGCTCTTAATTCAGTAGCGTCAGTAGGAAGCGTTGCCGGTTTGCTTTCGCCTTCAATGATCATAGGTAATACACGATCAACGAAATTACATTCATCGTAATTTCTATATTCAGCTTCACCTTTTTTCTCAATTGGAATTTTGAGAGCCATAGGAGCACCGTTAATTGGATCGAAAATGTTATTTGCTTCTTTGCCCATTTCAACATCTTCTTTAGTTGGGAACATTTTAGCGTTAATTTTCTTTTCAATTGCCTGTGGAATTTTCCAAAGCATAACCTTACCAACATTTGCTGGCGTAGTCTTATCCATAATAATCTGGACTAGTGCATAGGCTGAAGGCTTCCATACAATCTTTTTAGCCTTTTCTTGTTCCATTACGTTTTTGGAACCTTTAAGTGCCCAAAAAGTATTTGCAACAGGACAGTCTTCATACTTACCTAGTGACTTAGGACTATCAAACATAAAACCTTGATCACCTTCTGGTACCCAATATCTAATTTTAGTAATTAATTGACGTTCGCCTTCCAAGTTAGGTAAAAATTTTACCATACCATAAAATGTTTGGTTTGGTGAATTTTTGCTGTCTGGATTAAAGAAGTCACTACTACCCTCTTCTTGTGTGCCAAGATTAATATCTTTAGCCTCTTTGTTGAAAACACCGAACATGTCTTCTAATAACTTGTCATTTGCCTGTTCACTCATAATAATTCTTTTTAGATTAATTTAGATTAATTTAGATTCTGTTAATTACATTATCTTATTGATATAAATTAAACACTAAAGAATAAATTTATGCTGCAAACTTTTCGTCAACGTTCAAACCATTTACTACACCATGCTGCAGTTAATGCAATCAAACCAAACATTAAGCAAACCGTAACAGTCTTAACGGTTGGTGTCCATTTATACTCAAATATAAGCCATACTAGTATTCGTATATTAATGACTAAGTAAAGTATAAATATTGCCGTTAGTGGTATCATTTGTTTTAAATTAAAAGTTATATTCGTTTGTTGACTTACACCAACCTTTTTCTTTAGTTAGTTGTGCAGTAGCTAAGAAGTAGGCATCTGCAATGTCATCAATTTTACCAGTCCTGTCAAAGTCTGGAAACTTAAGCATAAAGTGCTTAACTATTTCTTCTTTTTTGCAACGACCTTTACCTGTAGCATATTTTTTAAGAGCAGTTGGGGCAATAGTTGCAATGTCAGTTACAGTATCATTAGACAATAGCATTAGTTTCATTATTGTATTAAAACTAACCATCTGTGTCATTCTTGACTGTTTTTGGAATCGACCACCCATAATGTGACCTTCAGTTCTAACAGACAGTTCTGTTATGCCATATTGTGAAGTAAATCTTTTGATTAGACCACTAATTCTTGCAGCTAATCGTTTTGCATCAACTACTGTTGCTAGGTCCATTGTGCTATAATTGCCTTTTGCCCAAGTTCTGTTATAGGTTACTAGTTCTGCTGATTCTGAGTTTTTTTCTACACTAGGACAAATTCTCATAAATTTTGTTATGTCTGCTTGACCGTCTTGTCCATGTATGTGAAACACGCAACCAGTCGAGTTCATTGAAATGTCTAATCCTAAAAATGCTTTCATAAATTGTGTTAGTTATTGTATTGGCTAATAGTTTTGTCTAAAATGTTACTTTTTAAATGCTTAATGAACCCATCTTCGTACCTAATAAATAAATGACTATGTAAAGACCGCTGAGAACTAGGTTTGTGTAATGTACAAAATAATTGACTACTACTAAAGTGGCCAAGTCGAAGTAGAGATTCTATGTTGACGTTGACTTCTTTTTTACACTCAAAGCAAGGCCATGCAATTGTTACACTGTCGTTGTACATGATGTCAATCACTGTGTCTTTACTGTATTGTGTATAGAATTTTAAACAGACTTGCTTAAGTCTATTGTCAATATTTACATCAGTTGATTTGTGTACCTTACTATGAAAGCTTATTTGCTGCTTCATTTTGCTTAATAATTTTTGACTGCAATTCTAGCAACGTATTAGTAAATTCGCCATAATTAGCATATGTGACATTTTCTGCATGACCGCAATAGTTAATTTCTAGTCTATTAGTATACAAAAGGGGGTCAAACGCTATAGTAATGCGAAGGTCTCCGTTTGGCATAATGCCACTAAATTCCTTAACTATGCCATTATCACTACAAGTAAAGTCCAAGACGTTAAATGTCTTGTTGATCATTATGCATAGCTTTTTGGCGTATTTTTCGCCTAACTTCATAGACATTTCTAAATCTGCAGCCTTTGGTTTACTTGCTAATAATGCTGCTGTTGAATAATGTTGCAATGACTTCATGTACGTAGATAATTATTAATTAAGATATATATGGCTATGCAAATATGACGTTTATAATATAGCAGCAGCAAGTATACCTAGCACGACAACTATACCACCAACCCATGTTTTAGTTAGCTTTAGTCTCATAGATTTCATGTCTGTGTCGTATTTTTCTTGCTGATACGAAATCATACCTATCTGAGTATCTAAAACACTGCCTTGCCTTTCTGCCAATAACTGATATGCTGTTATATTTTTTGACAGGTCAGCAACCCTTGCATCGAGGTTAGTATTGATTTCTTTGTATTGCAACTCTCTATACAACAAGGCACTATGTTCAGCAAATATTTGGTTTGCTGCTCTAACCTTAGACATTTTAATTGTCACGAATGAATCAACGACTATGCCTGTAAATTTAAAACTTTTTGTGTTCACAGCAGCAGAGTCAACCTTTACTTGCTTACTTGTTGAGTCCAGCTTCGGTGTTGACTGTGCCCATATACTGCTCGATGTAAGCATTAAAATAGTACAAGTTACTATCGTTATTAGCATTGCTAAGTTTGACTTTTTCATAATTTTCATTTTTAATACTTGTTTCAATTTTTATTTGACTTTTACTAATTAATTTTATTACTGAATCCTGAAACATAATAGACTCTTTAATCCGGGCACTATTTGCAGCTTGTGCCTGCTCTAGCAACCGTGTTTGCATTTCAATTTTTGTTTGCAGTTCTATTAAGAAACGATCGTTTTGGTCACCTTTTAAGTCTGGCCAAAGCATGAATGCCAATATTGCACCAAGCATGCCAATAATAAGCATAAACAGCAATTTTGGTTGCTTTACTGTAACTGTATTTTCCATAATTTTTGTATTTATTTTGACTAATAAGTGACTAATAGTGTCATGTTAGAAATAGATGTTTCACCAGAAGCAGTGAAATATTGGTCGAAATTTATTATAACGTTGTTAAACCTAACGTTTGTATCTTCGTCTGATGAAAACTTAACAAGTATTGGTACTGTTTGACCACCAATTATTGCAGTAATTTGTAACAGTTCAGCTGACAGGTTATGTGCCCAAGACCAGTCATTTGGGTTACTTTCGTCATAAGTAATAGTATCACCCGGTTCAACTGTTGTTATCATTGCAACCTTTTTCAGATCAGAGTTATTAACGCCACCTAAAAAATGATACATACGATCAACGTCTTTAACGTGAATTTGTAAACCAATATATCTTTGTGCAATAGGTAGCTCTGCGTCAATGTCAGAAAGCTGCGTAATTGTTGTCCTAGAATCAAGAGGATTGTTGTTCATTACGTTAAACGATTTTATTATCGTTTTTTGCCATTTAGTTTGTGTTAGTCCGGCCATATTATCTTAGATTAATTGTTAGTTTTGTGTCAGTTTCTATTGCTATTGGTAAAGTAACAACAAAGGCTGTGTAGTTTTGTACTAGACCTGAACCAAATGCATCTGGTACGTTGTCAACTTCTGCTATTTCAAACAATCCAGATATTGTTTCATCACCTTGCTTAACATCAAGCTGCCATGCCTTGTTAGCGATTTGTGGTATTGCTATTATTATAGTTTTAAATGTGTTTGTTAGCAATGCGTCTGTTTGTATAACCGTTTCATTTTGTTCTATCAGTTTTACTTTATGTACTGTTGCTGAAGCCATTGTTGACATTAGCTGAGCTGCTGCTGGTGTTGCAACTGTTCCAGTAAAAACAGATACAAATTTAGGCCAAACAGATGTAAAATCATATTGTAGTGATAATTGAGCCGCAGCAAAAATTGGGTTTGCCGTTGATCCGACCTCGTCATCGTTGCCTTGGTTGTCTGTTGCTGGAGTTGAAGCCTTATAGTCTACTGTAAAAATAGATGACATAGATTTTCGTATTATAAAGGCAGATGTTTCAAAATCAGAAGTGGCTGGTGAAGTCGTAGTTGTGAAGCCACCACCTGTGATAGTAGACGTAAATGGAGCAGCGTCTATTGGTCCAGCACTGTCATTAAATTCTATGGTTGCATCGTTACCTATTTTTACACTTCGACCAATTTCTATCCTGTCGACGTCTTGAATAACTGCTGACGTTAGTGTGTCAATAATTGTTGTTTGAACTGAAAGTGTTGGTAGTATGTAATCGTGTGCAATTGCAACAAAAAGCAATTCGTCTAGTATCTCATTAACTGTTTTTGTTGCTAGTGTTGACTTTTCAACACCAAAAATACTATGAACTGTAGCGTTGCTATCTGACAGTTTGTCAGACGTGTAATTAAGCAATGCTAGTGACCACCCTTTATTTACGACTGATTCGTCTACTAGATTTGCTGGATTAGCTATTAGGACCTTCGCGTTCGACAAATAGTTACCGTTAAGGTCTATCGGCTTAAAAAATTGATGTGGCTTCATACTTAAAGACTAAATGTTATTAAAATATTTTTTTCTGTAGTTTGTGCTGCATCATAGTGTAAACCAGACAAGTCACCAGTAAATGCAACTTCACAATTTAATGTACCAGCTTCAGTATAAACCCTAAAGGCTGGTTCTACTTTGTGCCATACTATGTTACCGGAAACTCTTTCGCCAAAGTCACCCCATATGTTTATGTTTGGTATTCTAGATCCGTTATCGGTTACGACCTCTGAAACTTCATGACTAATTGTATGTGTTGATGCAGTATCGGGGTCAAGTCTATGGTCTATTTGTTCGAATAGTACGGTAGCAGTAACTGATTGACTTGCACTAACGTTAAGCCATAAATTTGCATCTGATTCTGGTGACTCGTTTGCAGCAATAGACGAAAGACCAATAAAAAATCCTGTGTTGTTGCCGGAGTCAGTAAATGTTATGCAAGAGCCAACACCATATGTTTCAGAATCTAACCAAGCAGGAAAGGAAATAGCATTAAGACCGACAGCAGACCATTTCGCTACTGTAACAGAGTCAACTGCTGTTGCCCAAGCTGACTGATACCAAAATTTATTATCTGCTCGATTAAACAATACAGCATTAGCAAAGCCATATTGACCATAATCACCAAAAATAGATTTTAATGCATCAACTGTAATTGCATCAACATACAGTCTGTCGTCTATCGGTTCGTTTGACTTTATTTTTAAACCAGCAAAAAATTCATGCTTTTTCATGTTAAATTTTCTTTAGATATGTATACTTAATAAGTTATACGTTAAAACTATCTCTTTGTATTTTAAGGTTACCACTTACTAAGAATTCGTACATTTGATTAATTGCGTTAACAACATCTTCGTTTGCAAACTGTAAACTTTCTTCCATATTAGGGAAAGCAGCCTTTATTGTTTCTATTTTAGTTTCTGTTGCAGTGTTATTGTTAACTACTTGAACAGGTTGAGTCATTTGTGAATTTTGGCCTCCGCTGGCACGTAATGATTCGAGATCAGCAAGTCTTTCTATAAATTCAGAAAAGACAGCTACTAGTTCATCAATTGCTGAATTTTTGCCCATTTCGTTAAGATTATACAATACATCGTTAAACTTAGACATTTTAGACAAGTCTATTGCGTTTAGTGAATCTTTTACTGTTACAACATCCTTTGAAAACCTATTGAATGACTTAGAGCCAGCTTCAAACTTTTCGTTGGTAACATCAGCCAGTAGTGACTTTACTGACATTGTACTATGTCTTAAAACTTCTGCCTGTTCTTTATTAAGGTCTAAGTTTTCACCTGACATTGCCTTACCAAGACCACCAAGTAAGGTAGCAATATTTGTGCTAAATGCGTTTACAAATTGTTTGTCTACACCATTTTTACTCCAAACATTAATAAGGTCTGCAAGAGGTGAAAATACAGAACCAATACCTTGCAATGCTTCAATTCCTTTTTCTACTTTATTACTAAATGGATTTGTTATTGCTATACCACCAATACTAAAAGAGTCTTTTTTCGAACCAATCATGGCAAGTGGTTCCGTTAGTGAGTTAATAATAGTACCAATGCTTGCGCCAACTTTAGCAAAGTCATCTGGTGTAAATTTTCTGACGCCTGTTGTTACAACTTTACCGTTAACTACTGATTTTTCAAGGAACTCTAGGTTACTAATTTTTTGTACACTATCTGCAATTTCACCAACCATTTGACCAAGACCAAAAAACGCATCAACGTTATCCCGTATTGCACCTAGTTTGTTTTTATTTTTCTCGAATGTTGTAGCAACACCACTAATAAAAATATCTAATGATGACGTTGCATTTTGTACTGAGGCTGGGTCAGCTGATAGTTTACTAAAAGCCCAAATACCAGCTGCAGTAGCAACAGATGCTAATGATATAACTGTCATAACTGCAGCACCAGCTGTCATTCTAGCCATTTCAATAAGCCCAAAGGAACTATAAATTGAAGACATTTTAGTTACACCAAGTTCTAGATTTTCCCAGCTTGATTGGTTAATAATAGGTAGTTTCGATACAGCGTACATTGCAGCCGATGTTGCCAGAACACCAGCAGAAAGTGCCAAGCCGGCAGGCAGCGCAAGCGCCAATCCAGCAAGTGTAAATGGGTTACCTAGTTGCAGCATTGCATCAACAGTATAGCCAAGACTCATACCAAACTGACTGGCTTGTTCAGAAGTAACATTAACAGTGCCTATTGCTTTTATGCCTTCTGCTAATACAAATAGTGCTGCACCAATTGCAGCAGCACCGGCTGCACCAGCAAGCGTAAATCCAATAGTAATTGGGTTACCAATAAGTGTAATAATTCCAGCAGCAGCAACAATAATTGCAGCCAATTCTAAACCTCGGCCTAGTGTTAAGTCAATTTGACTCATGTCATCTATACCTTTAGCTAAAATATAAAGACTACCACCGATTGCAGCAGAAGCCAAGGCGCCTTTAGCTATGCTTATTGCAAATTTACCCATAAGGGTCCACACTGTCGCAAGACCTGCTGTGACAAGTATCATTTCACCTGTTTTTACTAGGTCTACATCATCAAAGTCAGAAACAGCTTTGTTAAGAACCCAAACTGAGCCAGCAATTAAAATTATAGAACCTGCTGCTTTTGCTATACTTAGTGCGTTTTTACCAGTACCTTTAGCGAATGCGTTAAGTATTGCTATACCAGCACCAACTGCAGTAATTGAAACTAAAAAATCAACAGCCATTTTAGCATCTATGATTTCTGTAAAGCCCCATACTGCAAGCCCAAGCGTTGCAATACCAATTGCAACTTTAGTAAAGTCCCAACCACTACCATCTATTAGTCTTGATGCTCCAGCGATAACAAGCATAATTGCACCAAATGTTAAAATGTCACCTAGTGTTATTGCTTCCATAAAGGTTACTAATGTAAAACCTAGCAGCGCTAGACCACCAGCAAACATTAGCATACCCTTACCAAATTCTTTAAATGTGCCAAATAGTCCTAGTAATGAACTTGCAAGTGTTTCTATGTTGTCTGCGTATTTACTAACAGCGTTTAGTTTTTCAACCATTGCCTCAAAGATATCACCAAACTTTTCTATACCGACAAGCTTCTTCTTGTTGCCAACTGCTTTAAGCAATTGATAGAAAAATTTAGACTGTGTACCATTAAGTGAAACATCTAGTGTTGCAGTATTAATAGTAGACGACAGTTTATCTAGGGCCATTGTATTTGCCTGTAATGCATCAACATTAGCACTGGTAGAGTCATCGCCAACGTCAGAGGTTTTAAACCTTTCTGAAATTGGTCGCAAAACATCTAAAATTGTGCTTTGAATTGCTAAACTTTTTTCTAGTATTGCATATAGACCAGATACACCTTTTAGCGGTTCTAGTGAGCCATCACCAACGCCTTCTGGGTCTGTCGAGTCTATGCCAGTAACTTCAGCCATATATTTTTGTTATGAAAGGTATTGCTTGAATCTACCCATTTTACGTTTTAAGTCGTTAATTATTAACGATACTGCTGTTTGCTCACTTTTAACCTCATTTGACTTGTCAAAAGAAGACAAAATAATATTGCCGTCTGATGTAGGTTTTATTGTGTACGGTAAAGACATTGATGCCCTTTGCCCTTGCATATACGTAATGACTACGACTGAACCGTCAACGAAAACAAAACAGTCATAGTGTACCCGTCTAGAGCTTAGTCTAGAGTGTAGGCTTGTTTTAATTTTGCTGATATTCATAGTCGTTATTTATATATGTATTATGTAAAGACAAGCGGTAACTTTGGTCTCCAAATTAAATAGTTATAGTTTTCATAAACTCGCGGTATACTTTTTGAGGCTCTAAGTTGTCAACCTGTAGCGTATAGCATGGACTATCAACAGTTTCCATAAACTTATCCTTTATATCTGCAGTTTGTTTTTCGTATGCACGAATTCTATTTGACTTAGACTTTTCAGTCATGTCTTCTGGTCGCTGTTCATTCATTGCGCGTTTGCTAATTCTTGACATTGCTGTTGTGTCTTCAACTTCAAGTTCAAACATAATAGGGAATGTCATATCCAGATCGACATAGAACTGCAAAAGCCAATCTAGTTGTCTTTCTGTTCTAGGAAAGCCATCAAAAATTATGAATTCATGCTTATTACTGTTAATTAGCCAATCTTCAACAACTGCTATTGTTAATTCATCGTCAACCAATTCACCTGATTTCATAACTGCATCAATTTCTATACCTAGTTTTGACTTAGCTGTCATGTTTTGTCTAAACAGGTCACCGGTTGAAAGATGATAAACTGCAGTGTCACCTTTAGTTATTAATTTAGCCAATGTGCCTTTACCTGCGCCAGGTTTACCGAAAAGTATTATATCGTTCTTAATCATAACTAGTTTTTTGTAACTAAAAGTGGCGCATTCATGTAATAATGTATGCGCCCTTTATCATTTTAGTTTTTTAAATTTTGGTTTTGTGTAATTTGGCTTTGCTGTATCTTTTTGACTTTGACGCTGTTCTTCTTGTTGTCGTCTTTGTGCTTCCAAGTCTTTTCCTAATTCAATTTGATATTGAATAAATTCGTAGTATGGTAGACTGTCAATAGATACTGGGTCAAAACCGTCGTGTTTTTGCAGCTGTCTTTTAGTCGATAGATAATTCGTCATCGATATCGTGAACAAAGAAAATATCTCTGAGTCCTGCAATGGACGATATCGGTGAGCGAAAGGGCCGTTTGCATTTTGGACAGTCAGACAAAACTTCTAATTTTTGTTCTGCTGTAACAGCAGATTCTATTTTTAAAAGCAATGATAATTCCTTTGGACTCGACGTTGTTTTCATATATCTTTGATACAACTGGTCCATTGTTTCGTTAGGTTTTCTGTCTAACATAAAAAATGCAGCAAGTCTAAGAAATGATTTGTCTATTTCAACTTCTTCTCTTCTAGACTCCATTAAGAATTCCATCAATTCTATGGATTCAGTGAGAGTTAGAGGTCGATAAAATCGATTACCCATTGTTTTTGTCTCAACTGAAAACAGGCCTGTTTTTGGATTTAGCCATCTTTCTGCCTGTTCTGTCAGCTCTTTAAACTGTAAGTTGTATGCAGTAATGCTAATATCATGCAAGTTTTTGCATTGATCGTTACCACATCGTTTTTTAAAGGTTAACGATGTGCTTGCACCTGAATATGCATGCACGACTAGGACAAAAAACAATCTATCGTGTTCTAAAATTACGTCTAAAGGGTCCAATTGCTTTTTACCTTCTAAAACTCTAACGTGATGCTTAATGACATATGTTAGGGCATCATTAATAGACATTGGGTTATTTTCGTCTAATGAACTAAAATACTTGATTGTCGCTGTTTTAGCAGGGCTGATTTGAAATCTGTATTGTGGACTGTATAATTGACTGCCATATGATATTTTTTCTCTATCAAAATCAATCCAAGAACCAACCACGGATAGTGGCTCTTCTTGTCTTACGCTGCCTAATCCTTGTTCAGACTTTGTAAGTGCAGACATTTTTGCGTCGCCTGACGTCGGTTTACTGTTTGTTGTTTCCATAAATTGTAGTTCTAAAGTTCTAAGTTATTGTATGATTTAATCGTGACTTCGTAAATTTTTGTGTTTTTAACTGTTGTAAACTTAACGCCAAACGATTCATTAACATTAAGATTATTAATTAGTGTGCCTAAATTAAAATAATTAAACTTTTTAGTTTCATATTTCAAAACGCCATCAAATGCTAATGTTGCTGAACTTTTGTTTGCTGCGAGCTGCAACAATTTAAAAAGTGTTTTTCTATTCGTACACACACCACAGATAATGTTAGACATTGCAGGCTTTGCTACTGTATAGCATCGTTTCATATCATTTTTTTATATAAGTTTCATATAATTAAAATATATATCATAGTAGTAAAAACAGTAATTATTGTCTTCCTTTATTGTATCGACCGAATCTATTGTTAGCCATTGCCCACTCTTCATTATTCATAATGTTTAGCTTTCTTTTGTCAGTATCCCTATGCTTAAGTTCTTCATTATCAGTCTTGCCACTTTCGTTTCTTTTATTGAACCAATCCATAGTTGAATTGTTGATTGGCTGTCTATTTAGCCATGGATTGTCACCATTAGTGTCGACGGTTTTCTGTTCACCTCTTGTAGACATGTTTGACTTTCTACCTGACATAAGACCAGTCTTGCCTGATTTTTTTTCTGACCCTTTAATTAACGGTTTTTTTCTGTTCATAATGTTTCTTTTTTAGTGCACGAAAAACCAGTCACAACTCGTGACTGGTTTTTAATTGCAAATTATTTTTTATGCTTTTTATAGTCTTTGCTCTTCATAGTAATCGCATATAAATGTTTGCTCTAACTTAACAGGCTCTGCGTTACTAACGTCATTTTGACCAATAGAACTTAATTCACCGGACGGAAATGCATTTTTAAGTTTACGAACCCAAAATATTGTACCATCGGCAGCATAACTTTCAATTATGATTGTGCCAATGTAGTCTTTTTTCAGACCTCGTTCACCGGTAAATGGGTTTCTAACTGCTGAACGCCAAGTCATAATTGTGTTGTAAACGTAGTTTTGGAATTGATCATTTAAGTTCAATTCAAAAGTCATTGAAATTGTTTGGGTGTCGTCAACATCTGTGCTGGCGTAGTTTCTACGAGACTGCTGAAACATTTGTTGTACGCCTTCAGGTCCCGGCACACGCCATCCTGTGCAATTAATAACCTGTTCAGTTAAAAGTTCACTACCAACAACACCAACTGGCGGTATTATAGTAACCTTAAACATATTGTCGGTTACAGCCTCATATGAGCGTCTTCCGGCTTCTGAGTTTCTAATGTGTGATAACATATATTTGTGTTTTTTATTGTTGTTTATTATTTAGTGTATATATACTTAGACTTTCTTAACAAACTTTTTAGTCTCTGCAATAATACATCTAACTATTGCTTCTACTGATACTGGCTGATTGTTTAGTGCCATTTCCGTCTTTAACCATTTCTTTAGTGCTTTCCACTCTTCTGTTCTCTTAATAATAGTAGCAAATTGCTTGCCCGTTAGGGCAGCACTATCAACGTTGACTTGAATTTCTATTTCGTTATGTGCAACTGAAATGTATGATGCCAGTTGATCAATATACTTAACAATAGAGTCAAGAGACTTTTTAAGTTCTTTACTATGCCAAGTTTCAGAATTTTCTGACAACCAAGCATCGTATAGTTTAACAAATCCACTTATCGCATCTAAATGCGTGAATGTACCAAGCATTTCGGGATCGCTTTCGATAGGTAGACAATTTTCTGTATTTAGGGCAGCCTGCAATTCTAGCTGCCCATCTGAAAATTTGCTAAACTGGCAGCAGCCTTTTTGAAATTGTCAGGATACATGTCTAACAAGTCTTCGGCAATCATTCTAGCACTAGTTTCAGTATAGCCTTTAGTTAGTTTTAGCTTTTCGTGGACAAAAGCAGTAAATTGCTTTGCAGTACTAATGCGTTCAATTATTATAGCCTGAGTTTGACTTTCTAAAATTACACTAATTTTCTTCATCTAGTATGATATTATTTTGTTATACGTGACTGTCGTTTGCTAATGACTTAGCAAAATTACCAATCGATTTACCTGCCGATTTAGCTTTACTCTTAGCGTATTTTTTAGCTTTACTTTCAGGCTTTTTTACACCGGGCTTTTTTACACCGGGCTTTTTTACACCGGGCTTTTTTGTTACTGACTCTTCAATGTCAGCTAAGCTTTCAATTGTGAATTCTTTTAAATTTTTCATTTGTGTTTAAATTAAAAGCAGTCTAGCAATGCGCTAGACTGCTTGTTTATTATTTTACAATACTTCGAACTGTGCCGTGTTAGTTTCAGTATCGATTGTTGTTCTATGAACAAGTATTTCCATACCGTTGTTAGCAATAATTTTAGTATCTAAAATACCAATTCTATTACGTATAACTTCGCCAGTGTTGTTAAGGTCATCCATTTGATTAGTAAAACCAGAAATAGCACCATCACCAAGAGGTTCAGCACATATACCATCTGCTTCTTCTTTAATGACTAATCTATTTTGAGCAGTGTTGTATTTGAATACAAACCTTTCTAATAGTGACTTAACTCTTTCTTGAATATACATTACAATTTCAGAAGTATGTATTGAACTAAGAGCTGATTCAACAGTATTGTTTGATGTTCTATTACCGTATATTTGCAAACCTGTTGCAGTCTTACGTAATATAACATTGTAACCAAATGGGTCTAAGAAATCTCTGTCACCATTACCGTCATTGCTTTCGTTAAAAACATATTCAACACCTGCAACACCACTACCAGTTATTGAGCCTTCTCCAGGACCAGCAAGCGTAGCATACGGTGCGCCATTAGTGTATTTTCTAGCAAATAGGTTACTAACTAATGCAGCAGGTGGCATCAGTTTACCGTCAGACAATAAGATGTTAGGTCCGAAACCATAAGCATAGTAACCGTTTTCGCTCGGTAAACTAAACGAGTTAGAGTACGGTAATTGTAAGTTACCACCAAGTGCAATAAAACGAGGTTCAAATCGACCATCTATTCTACTTCTAAAATATGGATTGGTTGATCTTTGAAAGTCATAAATTGAAGGCATGCTATAGATTGCTCGACATAAGATTCGGGCTGCAGCAACTTCTTTTAATTGACTTTTAACGTTTGGTTCAATGTATGACTTGAAGCCATCTACAATATAGTTAAAACTAAATAGGTCTTGGTTTGCAAGTGCGCCTTTAAGGTCGCCTAACAAAAGGTCAAGAATATCGTTTTGTCTAGTAGCAGTACCGTCTAAAAATTGGGCAGTACGTGCAGTGTATGCCTTTAGGTTAGTTGGTACAAATTGATCAACTGAATTGTCAAAAGAGTTAACCTTAAATATATGCTGTGCTGCTTGATATGTTGCAACCAACTGGCCACTAGTTAATTCTATGTTATTGCCAGTATTAGAAATTGGATCAAACTTTGTATTAACACCTTGTCCTTGATCTGAATTTGCAACTAGCTGCTTATCAAAAGTTACTGTGAATACTGATTCCTTTACACCAAACCTTGTTAACAATGCTTGATATTTAGTTGTCGTATTTGTAGCATCGTCATCCTGTACTCTTGCTTTGCTTATGTCAGTTAAGGTTATAAGTTGACTAGTTCCAGTTGGGGCATATGCAATTGGTAGGTCAGTAAAGTCTAATGGATATGTAGTACCATCAACAGTTTGTGCAGTATAATCTCCAACGTTTGCTACTATTGGATTATGTACTACTGCGCCTGTTGCAGTATCAAACATAAGCGGTAAGCCTGTTAGGACATGGTCTGCTGGGTATACAAAGTAATCTCCACCGCCATCTAATGGAAATGCAACACCTGCGTTCGCGTATGTAAACGTAGAGTCCTGACCGTCTGCATCTTCCCAATCATGAGATTGTGCAAAGTCTGTGTCATCACCGTATGGTTGAACTGGTGCCAAAACTGTACCATATCCCCATATTTTGTCAATTTCACCAATTACGTTTACTGCAATAATTGATGCTAAGTTACCATCAACAGAAACATAACGATCACCAAGGTCAGGTCTAATATTGTCAATGACAAAGACCTTGCTTCTATTTGCTGTGCGTTCTGAACCAACCATTACTGATTCAAACTGTGCAGTATGTGCAAGAACAGTAGAGTTTTCATCTGTTGTTCTAGGCAATTGATCGAATGTATCGAATGTTTGTTTAATTTCACCAGCTGTTACAGCAAAGCTATATGAAGCAGCAAGTACATCAGATAGTGCAGTAAATGCAGTAAGGTCGAACGTACCAGTTGATGTAATGTTACACATTGTGTGCCCAGCAAAATCAACAGGTACTGGTTTTTTCTGTCCGTTTGACAGTACTGTTTCGCCAGGTGACCAAATTGCAGCCTCATCAAACAACTCATCATTTAGTTTTGCAACCAATCCAGTTTGTTGTACTAGTTCATTAACTGAACGTACAATATCAAATGGTGTGCCAAATTCATCGGTAAAGCCTTGAACTAAAGAACCAGTAAC